TTGGGGGTGCGTTTAGGCTTGTTGTAGCCGTCGAATTTTTCGCCGCGGTACTCAATCATCGTCTTCCTCCTCGTCTTCGGGGTTTTCGATTGGCACCAGCACTTCGATGCCGAGGGCAAGCAACTTGATGAAATTGCCCAAGGTGTCGGGGACGGAGGGGGTTTTGAAGACGAAGGTAGCGTGCGTGATACCTTCCTCACCGTCGATTTCGATGTGGAGGCAGCTACCAGTGATGGTTTGGATGCTCATGATTACATCGCGCCAAGTTTGACGGATACGGTGGCGGTGTTGGTGCTGGTGAGGGTTAGGAGGTGGACGCGAAGGTAACGGTTGGGTTGGTTTTGGACGTAATACATCACCGTTTCGTCGGAACTGATGGTGTTAGTTCCCGGGTGTTTGGTGACGACGGTTAGGTGGCCCCAGTTGGTGCCATCGAGGCTGCCGTCAAAGTCGAAGACGGCTTGTGAACCGCCACCGGTGAGGCCGGAAACGGTGACTTGGATGGCCCAGTTGAGGGCAGTGGCCTCGATGGCGTTGAAGAATCCGACGGAGGTTCGGGAACCAACGTCGTAGATCGTTAGTTCGCCGTCGTAAATGATGCCGCTGCCGAGTGCCATAAGTTATTTCTTGGGTTTTTTGGCGGTTTTGGCGGATGCGCGGAAGGCGGCGGCGGTGGGGGCGCCCTTCGTGCCAGGCTTACGCATCTTTTCGCCGCTGCCGGCGGCGATGCGCTTGCGTTTGGCCGCGATGTTGGCGTATAGGCCACGTTTGGCCATCATTTCTTACCTTTTTTGGTGGATTTTTTAGCGGTTTTCTTGGGTTTTGCCATGCCGGCTTCGCTCATAGCGATGGCGATTGCCTGTTTGCGAGATGTAACCATCGGGCCTTTCTTGCTGCCCGAGTGGAGTTCGCCTTTGCCGTACTCGCGCATGACCTTGGCGACCTTTTTCTGGGCTTTGGTGGGTTTTTTGGCCATGATTATTACGGTTGTTACCACACACGATAGGAGGTCTTGCCAAGGTTCTCTGGCTTGGCGAGGTTGAAAGTTTGCAAGCAGAGGTAGCCCAAGGCGTCAAATGCGTGGTCTACGCCGAGATTTTTGTTGGGGAGGCCAGTTCCAGGGGCATAGGTCAAAGTGCGGAGAGATTTGATGAGTTCTCTGCATTTGGGGTGGATGAAGAGGCGGCGCGTTCCAGAGGCATCCAATAGTGCGGTGTTGACGCAGGTGATTTTGTCGCGGATTTTCCAGGGATTTCGGGGGCTGGAGACTGTGAAGCCGGATTTGCGGAGGATGTTGTGGTCGGTGGCGCCAACGCCGGAGGTTTTGCGGGCGCCGCCGGTGGGGTCGGGGCAGGCGATGATGCGGCGCTCCACGCCAAAGCGGGACTGGATTTCTTCGCAGAGATCCCAGGTGGTGGCGCCTCCGGTCATGATGATTTCGTCGAAGACCCAGAGCACGTCGCCTTTTTTGACCGCGCAAACTGCGGACATGGGGTCCACGTTGAAGTCGACGCCAAGTAGTAGGGGTAGGACCGGGAGATCTTGCACCACGCTGTCGATGTTTTCGTCGCTAAATGAGATGGCGACGAGACCGCTGAGATTTTCGAAGCTGGCCTCGAATTCTTGGCGGAAGGTGCGGGCGTCGAGCTGGGCGCGGGCGGCTTCGATTTCTTCCGGTGGGACGTTGTCGCCGTCGATCGTGGTGAATTGCCAGCGGCTCCAGTCGGAGTCGCCGCTGTCGGCGTATTGCCAGAGTTCGTAGAACCAGCTGGCGGTGCCGTCCGGGGTGGAGATGAAGAGGGCCCAGCCTTGTTTGTCGGCGAGGGCGGGGCGGATCACCTCGAACCAGACGTCGCTGGACATGAAGGCGGCTTCGTCGAGCACCACGCCAGCCAGGCTGCGGCCTCGTAGGGCCATGGCGTTTTCAGTGCCCTTCAGTTCGATCGTGCTGCCGTTCACAAGCTCGATCTTGAGGTCGGTCTCGTTCTTGGACTTGATCCAGGCTTTCGGGACGAGCTTTTTCAATACCTTCCAGGCAATGTCTTTCGCCATCCGGTATGTAGGGGCCGCATAGAAGAATGTTTCGCCCGGCCTTTCGATCGCCCCACGCAGCAACTCGATACATGACAGGTAGCTCTTACCAAAGCGGCGGCCGGCTACCAATACTCTGAAGCGTTTGCGGCTGGAGAAAACTTGGCCCTGGGCGTAGCGGAGGGAGAGGGTTCCAGCCGTTTCGGCCATTTTGTAGGTGACGGGTACCTTCTAGGGTATTACAGGAATTGAACCCCTGCCCCGGGTGTGTAACAGGGGAAGGAAATGCGAATGTGTCAGTAGGTTCCCTAGGACCCGCCCACGCCCCGCCAGAATCCGAACCCTGCCCCCTGTCAAGGGGGAGGGCCGGATCTGTCACAAGCTGTAACGCCGCCTCAGCGCCCGTACACCCTCAGGTGGCAGCTGGCGGGGTCGGCGCTGGTGGCTTGGCATTGTGCCAGCAGCGAGCGGGACTCGTAGCTGAGGCCGAGGGTAGCGGCTAGCCAGATCCCGCCGAACACTGAGAAGGCAAGCAGGCTGGGGGCGGCGATGATGCGGGCCATGGGTTGGCGTCCGTGTTGACTCCTACAGTATGGAGCATCCGGCAGCCGGCCCGGTGTTCGCGGTGTTACATAGTAACAATACTTCACACGCGCTTGTCGTCGATCTCCACGCGCAGCACCGGGGCCGCGGCGGCTTGCGCTTCCGGTGCGACCTCGCCGACCACTGCGCCAAGGTCTCGCATCAGCAGTTGGGCACTGCCGATTTGGCCCTTCCGGATCGCGGCATCGATGGCCCGCAATCTCATGCTCTGGAGTCGTGAGACTATCGAGTCCCGATCACGCTTCCAGTCCTCCTCATTCCATTCTTTCACAGCATCCCAATCTCTCCAGGCCGTTGCTTCAGCTATGGACTCACGATCCGCGTGCTCTAGAACCAGCTGGCGTACAGTCAAACCGCTGAGCTGCCGCTTATAAAGCCGCTTCCGCCGCTCTTCGATCACCGCATCGGGGTTCCGTTTCCCGTACGGCCGCTGGGGTTTGTTTACATCTTGGCCGCCGGAATCATCCACGGTTAAAGTCACAAACTATCTACGCCAATAATAAAGCCCCAGCGCAAGCCGGGGCCATTGATCGGTGGGGGTGCCAGTCAACAGAAGGTGAGCACGTAGCCTCGCTCAGTGCTGGCCTTGGCCACTAAGGCGTAGGAAGGTGCCCCATTCAAGCTGCTTAGCTGCTGCAGCCATTCCACCGCGGCGGCGATATGATTCTCGCTGCTGTTGAGCGCGTGCCGGTACTCGTAAGCCTTGCAGCCCTTGCGGCTGCCCACAAATGACACCAGGATACGGCTCCCCTTGGTGTTAGTGGGGCCAGCGTAACGGGTCTCAACTGTCCAGCAGTAACCGCACTGGTTGTCTAGTTCTTGGATATCCAGCAGGGACAGAGGAGAATCAGCAGGGATGCTCCATGCAGCACGGCTGGTTGCGGTGATGATCGGCATAGTGGGCCTCGGGTGGGCTTACGTGTTTAACTGTAGCACGGATTGGCCGCTAAACCAGCGCCGGCGCCAAAGAATCGGTGGACCCATCGGGCCACGGGTACGGCTCGCGGCGCCATTCTTGGTCAGGCGGCAGCAGGGGCAGCCCAGTGAGATCCACCAAATCCTGCCGATCAACCGCGGCCGCTGCCCTGGCAACGTCGATCCAGAAGCCTCCGTCCGATTCTTCCTGCCAATAAGTGCACGTCTGATCGGCGCAAGCGTTGAACAGGTCCAGCAGCTGAGGATTCAGCTTGTCGTCAGGGATCGCGTCGAGCTGGTCGTCCGCCCAGCACTCCGGGAAATCGGCAGACTCCGGGGCAAACTCCGCCAGTTTGTCGCGAATAGCGTTGTGCCAGTCTCGAGCTGTCCAGCACTCCCATGCTTCAGCCTGGCAATCAAGCTCAAGCTGGCTGTGATCGTCCTCATCAAGGATCGGGTAGGCTTCCAGTGCTTCGATCGCTTCCAGCATCTCCGCGGTTACGTACCGGAGATCCAGCGCAGTGCCGTCGGCGTCTCCGTCGGCCAATTCCAGCGCCTTAGCGTGATCTTCCCGAAAGACGCGCGCGTTCGAGCGGTAGTGGCTGGGGGCATCGTATCCGCCTGGCCAACTGCAATCGTCATTTAGCGTCTCGGGGCTAAACAGCAGCCGGCAGCCGCTCCAGCGCTGGTCGACGCAATGCTGCAGCGCTTCTGCTGGCGTCAGGTTACCTACGCCGTAGACGTAGCCCGGGACGTGGTGTAGGTCGTAACCGCGGTTGTCGGCGTCCCGTAAGTCCAGAATCCACGCGCCGCGGCAGCCGGCGAGACGTTCGAACCGCTCCAGCAGGGCTGGGCTTGCTTTTGGGGTTGGCATGGCATGGTGTGCCGAAGTGCCCCCATACTGTATGCCATAGGTCGCAATTCCGCAAGCTTGCGCCCGCTGCTACTGTTACAGGGCAACCCCACACCAAGGGAGCCATGAGCGGAGAATGGAACACCAAGCGGGAGCGGCAGCAGCTCGCAAAAGACCAGCGCGAAGCTGAGCGTGAACAGGTCCGTCTTGAAAAACGCCACCTACGCGACTTGCGTTGGGCCGTGGAGCGATCAGCGATCGAGGCGACCGACTGGTCAGACTTGCTCGCACTCCAGGCAGCTCATGGCAAGGAAGGGCCGCTGCAGGTGTGGCGCGAGCTTGTGCCCTACTGGCGGGCGTGCCAGCGCTGCAACGGCGGCGCTGACATACCCGCCGAACTTTTTCCACAGGTTATGGGTATTATTCCGCGCACCGATCAACCGCCAGCACCAGCCAGCCGTACCAGGGCGGGCAAAGGCGCAAGCCGCAAACGTCGATCTGATGCCGGACTAGCCCGCAAGGGTTCCAGCACAAAAGGGGCCCCCGCTGCAGCGGGCTAGGTATTGTCACCTAGTACGGGATCCGGGCGATCGGGGGCTGTGTTCCAGCCTACCGGTCGCCTTTTAGTACCTGCGGTTGAGACGCATGAGACGCACCCTGAGACGCCCCAGCAGCACAACCTCAGTGGTGAGACTCATGAGACACACGGTAAGACACCATGAATGGGTTTCCAGGGGCAGTCATGAATGGCTTTCCAGGCAACCTTGAATGGCTTTTTACGGTGCCGGCTGCCAGGTACCGTCCACCTTGTCCCAGCGCCGCTCCCAGTCACCGCACCAGGCATCGGATGTAGTGAATGGCCATCCTGAATGGCTTGGTGAATGGCGCCGGCAGGTGTCAGAGACGTACCAGCGGCATGAATGGCATGTGATGCCTAAGGGGAGGTCCATTTGTCAACCGGCCAGGGCTGCATTGTCAACCTGATTGTCAACCAGCGCAGCAAAATACTGTTCCACCCGAGTCATGAATGACTTTTCGGCTTGCTCCAGCTCGGCTTGGGTCATGTAGTGAATGTTTGGATTGCCGCAGCGGCGGGCCAGGACGATGGCGGCTCCAGTGGGTTGGAGGCCGGTCAGGTGCTTGAGTCCCAGGCTGTAGGCGCCGCACTGGTCGATGTATGAATGACCAGTTGGCAATCTGTCCTTGGCATCGGTTTTGCGGCCCACGCTGGTCTTCCAGTCTGCTAGTACCAGCTCGTTATTCTTCATGCCGATCAGGGCATCGCAGGTTCCAGCGAAGCCGGCGGGGTGGTGGATGGAAAATTCGCTGGCGAAAATTTCGGTGACATTTTCAGCAATCCAGTTGCTCAAACTGCGGGCGTAGCCCGCGGCGCTCCAGCCAACACGGGGAACGTTGGGGCGAACTCGCTTGAGTGCCCATTGCGTGATGGGGGCCGGGATGCGTGCCAGTCCCTGATCGTCCCAGCGGATGGCGTTGCGCTTGTTTGCAGTGGAACGTGCCAGCTGTTGGGCGGTCTTAAGCAAATATTCGGCTTGTGAATGGGCCATGTTGCCGCGGGTGGCGGCAATGTTGCGCTGGCAGCTTGCCTCCACTGGTCCCAGGCGGGCTTCCCAACGCTCCAGTCCGGTTTTATCGCTTGTTTCCTTCAGGATGTGTGTAACACTATGGTATACATTACCTTTGATGTCCCTGTAGACCCGGAAGGGGCCTGAATTGTCTTGCTCCAGTCGCCACTTACGCAGTCCTGCCAGCGTGTCTTGGGTGTTGGAGGCCATGAAGTTATTCTTTCCCAATTTGATAATACCAGTAAAAAAGCCTCCGGTAAAGGAGGCGGCACAACATAAAAGTTTTTATGTTACGAATCAGGCTGCCTTAAAAGGGTTGCCACCACTGAGAAGTCGGCTGATGTCAAAGCCTTCAGACTTGGCCTCCAGCCAGGCGGCATCAACGTGCTCTTGGCTGCCCTTTTTGCGGGGAACGGGGCGGACGGTGTACTCGGTGAGCAGGCCGCTGCCCTTCTTACTGATCGTGAAGTCCCACTCCAACAGGTTTTCGTAGTCCTCCATCTGGGAGATCTGGTCGATTTCCTTGAGGATGGATTTCTGGGTGATCTGCAGGACCTGGACTTTGCCGGACTCGTAGTTGTAGACCGGGCAGGCGATGGCGAACTTGACGTCGGCAGTGCCAGGGCCGCCGCGGCCTTCGCGGGGCTCGAACTCGCCCATCTCAGTCACCACGTCCTCATGAGTGGGCTCGTAGTCGAAGCGGAAGGGCTTGGAGGCGCCGTTGGCTTGGCCCCAGCACTCGTAGAACTCCAGGGGTTCGTCGGTCAGCAGCGCGAAGCGGACGGAGCCGCCGTCGGGGAGCTTGCTGAGGCTGAGGTAGCCGCCGCCGGTGCTGTTGGACGTAACAGCAGCAGAGGCTTGCTTGGAAAGGAAAGGCATTGTGATTTCCGGTGTTTTGGTGGTCGCCCGGGGGCAACGTGCAAC